TGTTGAAGTCACGAATGAAATCCCTGTCTTTCCAGCCTTTTGCCCTACCATAGACAATACCGCTTTGGGATTTTCCTGTTACTTCTTCGGTTGAAATATTTGTGTTACCATCATAGTTATCAGGTGTTCCACCAATCACCGAATAGAAGGGGATGGTGTAATAATCTGAACCGTTGGAAATAAGTTGTTTGATTTTGTCATTTGCCTGAACTGCACCACTGTCAAGCAAAGCTGTCATTGTGGGGTCTTTTTCATTCTGCCAGTTAAGCAAAAACAGTTCAGGGTCAAAGGGGAAATTCAAATAAGTTGCCATAGTTAATTACCTACCTTTCACAATTTTAGATGTTTAATAATTCTTTCCAGTTTTCGTTTTCATTCTTGAAACGAATCTGTTCTTCTGTACTTAAAGCAAGGAACTTGTCAAGGGTCATCACGCTGTCACCGTCATCATTTCCTGATTCACCAGGCTTCGCACCCTTGAATGTCTGCTTTTTCTTTTCGGTGTCAAACAGGAACTTGGAATCCTCTGCTTCGGTCAGCTTCTTAATTTGGTCAGCCAAATCTTTGATTGTACCATCTTCAAGAAGTTCAACCTTTTCATAGTCAATGTCAAGCAATGCCCTGACCGCTTTTTCATTTTTCGCTTTTGCAGCAGCAAGCGCAGCGGAAACAGCAGAATCCACTTTCAGCTTCTTGATTTCAGCAGCATGTGCTTCATCCTTTTTCTTATTTTCAGCTTGAAGGTCTGCAATCTGCTTCTTCATAGCTTCAACATCACCAGTGGAATTCTTCAAGGTTTCAAGCTGTGCATCCCTTTCAGACAAAAGTCCTTCAAGTTTCTTTTTCTCATTGTTGACTTCATCAAACCTTGCCTTTGGGATATATCCTTTCAGTTCTTCCGCAGATGCTTCTGCCACTTTCTTTGCAGTTTCTTCATCAAGTCCTAATTTCACCAAATCTTCTTTCTTCATTGTTCAATCCATCCTTTCAAATTCATTTTTTAACCTGGTTCAGTCCAGTCCTATTTGTCTTGTTCTTTTTCGCCTACAATACCAAAAAGGCGGTTTTGGGTATGAAAAAAGCACCCTTGTTCAGGATGCTTCATCAGTAGAAACACTCATTCTAACTGTCAAGTTGTTCAAAAGCTTCTTCAACAGTTGACATTCGGATGCTGTCACCATGTACAAGAATCAGCAGGGGAACACCAGTGAAGGAAACATCTTCACCTTTGAACACTGGTTCATAAGCATCAAATTCCTTCCACTTTCCAATGTACAGAACATCATCATAACCCTGTTTCTTTGCAAAGGCTTTTACTTTTTCAATTTCCATCACTTCACCCCTTCCATGATATAGTTCACCACATCAAGGTTGAACTGTTTATCATCAATTCTTAAAATCTTTGGTGGTGTGGAAACTTTGACCCCACCAATGGACATTGTAAACTTCAACCTACCAAGATATGCATTGATTTGTTTCCCAGTGTAAGTCTGTCCTGTTTGTGGGTCATATAATCTTAAAGCACCTTGTTCATCCCTATCCATTGAAATAATATGTCCTGACCTGCTTCTTCCTTTCCAAGAAAATTGAAGTGTGTACCTTTTCTGTGCTTCAACTGTCTTTTCAATGAAATCATAAAACTTCTTCACAGTATTTGCAGCTTCATCAAAGATATAAGCAGGGTGTTTACCAGTTGCAGGGTCAATCCATGCCATATTTGTTTGCCTGGAAAGCTTATCAAGCATTGAACCCTTTGTATTCGGTAAGGTCTGAACATTGTAACCACGCAACCTTGCTTCATAGGTAACAACACAACTTTGACAGTTTATCTGATACCCATGACTTTGTTTGAAGTTCGGATTCGGTTTCCCATGGTTTGCATCATCAAATGTCATTGGTGACCCACGCTTAACCCCTGCAATTTCTTTGGGGAATAGTGGTTCATCAATTATATCATTTTCTTTGACTTCTTTCAGTCCTAACTTTGAACCACCATCAACAAATGTTTCTTTCCAGTCATTGTATTTCATATTGCTTGGTACATAGTAAGTCTTTCCATCTGCACCCTTTGCTGCTCTTTCCCCATAGTTATCTTCAAAATAAGGAACAGTGGTTGTTCTGCACCATGGATGGAAGGGGGGAGCAGTAACCCCTGGTTCATAGTTCTTCATATCTTCAACATGCCCATCAAGTTCCCTGCATATTTCAGATGTGTGACTGTCCAGGGTTGCCACAATTTCAAACTTTTCAACATCCAGTGCATTGAAAGCATCCTTCTGTGACTGTGAAGCAAAGTAAGCTGATTCAGTCATGACCAATCTTCCTGCTTGACCCATGGATGACTTCATTTTCTTTGCAATAGCTTTGATTGCATCATCAGGTGCTTTTCCAAGCATGATTGTTCTTGTAAGCTGTTTCTGAACTTCATCAATCAAGGCAGCTTTGTTTGACCATATTCTGTCACTGAAATTCTTTCCGTCAGTTGCCCATGGTTTTGAAATTAACTTTTCAACAGTCCTTTCATCAATTGCTGCAATATCCCATCCAATGTTCCAACCTTTCTGAATCTCATATGCTGTGTGGTAGTAGTTCTGTAAATAAGTCTTTTTTAGTAACTTATCAACTTCATCAAGCTGACCACCAAACAGCTTTTCAATGGTCTGCTGTGTTTCCAGTTTCAAAGCTTCAAGCCTGGAAATGTGGAATCTTGCAGATGCATTTTCAAGTTCTTTCATCCAAATAGGATTTAGTGCATTTTGTTCACCATACTTAATGTATTCCTGAACATTCCACTTGAATTCAGCAAGTTCACCAGATGTCAGCAACTTCCTTGCTTCTGCCATTGTGATTTGGTTGTTCTTTGCAAACCTTTGATACCAGGTTGAAATCTGCCTTTCAATTTCCCTTTCTGCTGCAATATATTGTTCCTGAATAGTGTTGAAAGTAGAAATAGCATTCTTATTGGATGCAGCTTCAAGCTGTTCAAACCGTATCTTCCAATAAGCACTATTCTTCATCTACAACACCACCTTCACCAGGGTAAGGCTTGAAGGCATTCTGATATTCTGCCATTGCAGCTTCTTTTTCAGCTTTCTTCCTTTCCAGTTCAGCTTGTGGGTCATTAACCCAAGGATGATTAGCAACCAGTGTTTCATCAGAAAGAATTCCAATTGATTTGTTGATGTTTTCAATGATTTCTGCTTCATTCATCAACATGTCACGATTGAATATAATTTCAACTGGTTCATCCTCAAAGTCACCAAGACCAGTGTTTGCAAAATGACAATTGATAAACCAAAGCAATTCTTCAAAAGAAGCTTGATATTCGGTTTCCATTTCATTTGCATCCAAGTCAATGTCACTGTACATGGACTGAATGTTCATCTGATTTGGATTTCCATTCAAGCGGTCATCTTTGGCATCATAACCCATTGCATTTTCAATGATTGCCTTCTTGAATATCTCAATGATTGCCTTGTAATTGTCGGCATTCACTTCCACCTGCAAAGTTTTCAAGTCACCCGCTGCACCATCAACAGTCTTGACCTTAACAGCACCATAAGTTGCAAGGTTCTTTCTAAATTCACCAAGATTTTCACCATCATAGTTGACCAACACCAAGATTGTGTTCCTTGCATCTTCTTCCATGTTGTTTTGGAAATTGGAAAGTATAGTGTTCAAGCCATCCTGCAATAATTTGATGCTTTTTATCAATGGTATTTCTTCACTGTTGTACTTGAAAGGTATCAGCGGAATCTTTGACCAATTCCACCCCTGGTCATTACCTTCATCATCAGTCACAGTGAAATAATTTGCAAAAAACGGTTCATCAGGAACAAGGTGACCATTATCCAATGTAAAATAGTAGATACCTGACTGGTCATAAACTTCAACTTTTTCAATGGTCTTTTCTTCTGAACCCTCATAAGCAATGACTTCATAAATCCTGATAGCATAATCAAGAATAGTGTGTTCAGCATCATGCCATCCAGGAATGATTTCATGTGCTTTGAACTTTTTGAAGGTGAATTCACCATGTTCATTGTAATAGATGTACAGCCATCCAATGCCTTCATTCAGCGAATCCTTACCCAGGTTCTTCAACAAGCGCATAAACCGCTTATTGAATATCTGCTTCAATAGCTTGTCATAGGTTTCATTGTCAGTCCTGATTGCTATTGGTTGACCAAGCAAGTAATTCACTTTCTGATTGACCATCTTTTTATATTGATTATCAACAATCCTGTTGTTCGGAAGATTGTCAACAGTTACAACCTTGCCACCTTCACCAATGATGGTTCTTTTCTTTTTCAGGATGTCATGGTCACCTGCAAAGTACCTTTCACCATCAAGCATTTCTTTTCTTCTTTGACTGGTCTTGAACCGCTGAATTTCAAGTTCGATAAACTTTTCATCAGTGATAATGGATTCAGCACCCATCTTCACAATGTAGTTTATTCGTTCAGTTTCGGATTGAAAAAAGTTAAACACGATTCATTCACCCCCTTTTCTTTATTACTGCATATATACAAACACCTGGAAATATAGGGTTTTCAGGGTTATTTGTTACTATCATGTTACTAATCAAAAGAAAAAGTCCTTCCTTTGACAAAATCTTCAAGGGCATACCGCATTGCATCCATTAGATGATTGAAGTCATCAATGGGGGTATTCAGTTTCTTTCCAAACTTGTCAACATCCCAAGTGTAATTATTGATTTCAGTCAAGAAGTTTACACACCTTGGATGAACAATAATCTTGAAATCCTGGATGAAGTCAATACCATTATTCACACTGTCTTTACCTTTCCTTGCAGCAGTGATATTGGAAATACCAAGTTCACGCAAACGGTCAATGGACTTCGGTTCTGCTGAATCTGCCCTGATTCGTTCTTTTCGGTATCCCATCTTTGTAAGTTCCTTTGCAATTGCTTCATTGGACATACCTGTTTTATACATTTCATCAAACACATAAATGACCTTGCCTTTCAGGTCAATCATTCCACACCATAGGGCAGAAGGGTCATTGGTATATCCAAAGTCAAGACCAAAAGCTGACTTGATACCAGGTATCTTTTTAATTTCTTCCAGGTTAAAGGCTTTTTCTTCCCAGTTTTCAAACACAAGACCTTCAACAATACCCCAGTCACCAAGTCCTGCAACTCTGTATCTTCGGGGGTTGTTCTTTTTCATGGTTTCAAACACTTTCTTGTCCGCTGCATCCAACCATTCATTGCACATGTAGTTGGTTGTCAGGGCAAGGATGTCAGGGTCAGGTGCTGCATCAAAGAACCGTTTCTTTATCCAGTGATGTTCATTCCATGGGTTGAAGGTCAATGTTATCTGTTTGAAAAGACCATCAGGAACTTCACCACGAATGGATTCATCAAGCATATCAAAATCAGATTCCTTCATGATTTCATAAGCTTCTTCAATCCACATCCAACATAAATGACCGACTTCAACAGTTATGGATGTAACTTTCAAAGGGTCATCAAGACCCCTGAAATAAATCTTTTGACCTGTTGGAATATATGTCATTTCAAGTGGTGATTTAGTGATTTTCCAATAGTCCTGAACACATAACCTGTTAATTGCCCATTTTAATTCTGTGAAACAGGAATCTTTCAATGTTCGGAAGGTCTTTCTAATAACCAATGTATTTGCATCAGGGTATTTCATCATGTTGGTGATGAACCAAAGTGCTGTTGTCTTTGACTTCTTGGATGCTCTTGAACCTTTTACAACTCTGTATCTGCCTTTGAACTTCCAAAAGCGGTTATAACCTTTTCCAACAGCTTTCTTCAATGAGATATCAAGCTTTGTCATGCCACTTTCACCGCCTTTTTATGGTTCAATAAATGCAGGATGCTGAAAACACAGGCTTTGCAAGCTGTTTTGTTACTAACCTGTTATTATTCGTCATCATCTTCATCATCCAGGTCATCATGAATGACAATGGGGATTGCACCTTCAAACTTAATTTTGTCATCAGGCTTGAATCCTGCCCTATCAAGTATATCTTTTGCAACCATGTACCTGACCATTTCGCTTTTAGCATTTAAAAGATTCGTATGTGTTCTGAAAGCTTTTGCAGCAAGTGACTGAATGCTTATTCTAACAAGTGCATCCAGTTCACTCATAAATTCTTTATCCTTTTTCCATGTGCAGATTGTCTTTTCAGTAATGTTAATCTGTTTTGCAATTTGCTTCTGTGTTAATTCACCTGATGCCATTAGTTCAATGCACTTTTTTTGTTTTGAATTTAACATTCAATCACCCCCTTTTATTGACATTCATTTACTATTTTGCTTTCATCATGTGGTATGAAGTATCATTTTTATGCTGCTCTGTATGACAATCATGACATAAACACATTCCGTTCTTAATATCAATCCTTCCTTTACAACACCGCCTTTCAATCAAAATAAAAAATAGCAGCAATTCACTTGCTGCTATTTCCATTTTATACTTTAACACATATTGTCAGTGTCATTCTATACCCTTTGTTATGACATTCAAGGACATTCTATGTCATCTTTTTGGAATAACTACATTTTGTAATGCTGCTGAATGTATTCTATGTATCTGTTTAATAGAATAGTTCATAATTTCAGCAGTCTTTTCCCAGGTTAAGAATTCAATATATCTGCATCTTAACACAAGTTGTTGGTCAGGATTCTGTACTGCATCAATTGCATCATGAATTTCCTTTTTCAAATTAACAAAGTGGTCT